TTGCGGGCGGGTATTGGTATGGCGACGAGGATTGGGGCGATCGCATGGCCGAAACCATTATTGATTGCGCCACCGCCATCGAACGCGGCGAACACTTGAAAGGTGCAGCATGACCCGAGCCAAGCGTAAAGCCCGCAAGCCAATCGCCGCCGAGCCAATGGACTTGCCGACCCCTGAGCAAATCCGCAACGGCGACTTCGAGCGCGTGTTCACCAACCACGTTGACAGCAACACCAAGGCCATGACCTACAGGCGCACGGATAGCTTTATCCTGCTCAAGTGGATGTCAGAGCATGACGCGGGCAGGCTGTTCCCTATCCAGGCGCAGCGGTTCATTGGCGATTGCATCGTGCTATGGTTCAAGTGCGGCTCACCCAACGTAACCGCCAACTATGGCGAGCGCATTCACAGCGGGCGATATGACGCGGGCTTTGATAAGTTGGCAGCACTGGAAGAGATACGGCGCTTCCGTTCCCTACTAGGCCCGTATCAGCGCCACATGTGGCCCGTGTTTGAGAACGTGGTGCGGCACAATATGCCCGCAGGTGTCGCCGGGTCAGACTACGCCAACAACCCAGCGCAGAGCATCCAAGCGGCCAAGATGATAACGAGCGCAGTGGCCTGTGAATTGGCGGGGAAATTGAAGTATTGACGTTTTAATTGAAAGCGTGTATGGCGGCTATAATTCTACACACGCGCCCGCAGGTCACAAGCCTAGCGGGCGTTCGCGTTAGGGGCCTAGCGCTCCTGCCCAACATCCTGTGCCGGACAATCCAAGATAGCGGCGTGGTGCGGGCAAACACACGGAGGCTGGCCGGAAACGCCCCTAGGATCGCACGGCGGGCTTTTGGCGGGCGTAGTGACCCCGTTGCCTGACACGCGACAGGATGGCGGCTTTCTCGGCCTTGAGGGGTGCGGCTTGATCGGCCAGAACGGCAAGCGCCGCCTCGATCTGGTCAAGGCGGGCTTGTTCGGTGGGGGTGGGGTTAGGCACGATAGCGGAACCTCGCATTATTGGCCCCCACAGGTGCGCCAAGCGAACCGTCATCGTTCAGGCGGTGAAAGATTGCCGTAATGATCGTGAGGTTTACGCCTTGCTCTGCAAAGCGGATCACTCCGTCTACGGGGTAAGTGAGGAAAGAATTATCCGACGCTTCAAGCGTCACCGGCAGGCTAAACCAGCTAGTGCCAGCGCACTTGATTTGATGAGCCTTGAGGCTGTCGTGAAACTTGGGGTTATAGGTCATTTCGTATCTCCTCGGTTGATGCCCCCTTATAACGCTACATCGCGTTAGGTGTCAAACGGAAAAATGCGTTAGGGTGAAAATAATTCAGGAGGCCAGTCAATGCGCCTCGCAGCCCTGCTACTCTGCCTCGCCATCGCCCTATTTCTGGTTGGCAGTCTTGCAGGCATAGCGGTTCTGATGATCGGCGCAGGCATCGGTAAGCTGTGGCGGTAAGGCGCAATCCGCACGCACTAGCAGCGCGGCAATCACCAGCTAAGGTAATCGCAGACGCCAGGCACAAGAAGCGCAGCAAGGCCGAACGGAAACGCGATGCACTGCGCTCCACGATCCGGGGCGGCATTTAACGACACAGTAGCGGCCCACCTGCAAAGGAGCCGGGAAGGTCACCAACGTGGTTAAACAAACAGACAAGAAACCGCGCGTCGGTGATGGCACCCCCGGCCCCGGTCGGCCTAAGGGTATTCCGAACAAGAACACGCAAGCCCTAAAGGATATGATCCTCGGCGCGCTCGATAAGAAAGGCGGCGTAGATTACCTGATGAAGCAGGCGGATGAAAACCCGACTGCCTTCCTCACGCTAATCGGCAAGGTTCTGCCAATGACGATTGCGGGAACCGGCGCTAACGGTCAGCACATCACCGAACTGGTGGTTCGGGTGGAACGTGGCCAAGCTTGAAATAAGTGTCTCGCCAGCATTTGAACCGCTGCTTGAACGTTCGCGATACAAGGGCGCATGGGGCGGGCGCGGTTCGGGCAAGTCACAGTTTTATGCCGACGCGCTAATCATCCGGTGCATGAGTGAACCGGGCTTGCGCGTGCTGGCCTGCCGTGAAATTCAAAAGTCGCTGAAGGAATCTGCCAAGCGGCTAATCGAGAGCAAGATTGAAGAATACAACCTCGGCAGCTTGTTTGATGTGCAATCGGCTGAGATCAAAACACCCGGCGGCGGCTTGATTGCCTTCGCTGGTTTGCAGGATCACACAAGCGAAAGTATCAAGTCCTACGAGGGCTTTGATGTGGCATGGGTGGAGGAAGCCCAGACGGTATCGCAGCGCAGTCTAAACCTGTTGCGCCCGACGATCCGCAAGCCGGGTTCGGAACTGTGGTTTAGCTGGAACCCGCGCTTTGACAGCGATGCGGTTGACCAGATGCTACGCGGCCCGGAAGTGCCGAGCGGTTCGATTGTCGTGCGCGCCAACTGGTCGGACAATCCTTGGTTTCCCGAGGAGCTTGAACAAGAGCGGTTGGACTGCATTCGGATGCAGCCTGAGCAATACGACCACATCTGGGAAGGCGGATATGTCACGGCGGTTGAAAGCGCCTATTTCGCTCGCGCACTAGCAGAGGCACGTGAGCAAGGCCGCATCGGGACGCTAACTGAAGACAAGCTGCTTTCAAAGCGCGCATATTGGGACATTGGCGTAAGGGACGCGACGGCCATTTGGATTGCCCAGCAAAAGGGCGACCAGGTGCGTTTCATCGACCATTACGAGGCGAGCGGGCAGGACTTGAGCGCGCACTTGAATTGGCTGCGATCCAATGGCTACGGCGATGCTGAGCAGGTGTTGCCGCATGACGGCGCGAAGATGGACGCGCTGACTGCGGTGCGGTTTGAGGATCACATTCGCAACGCGGGCTTCCAGTGCCGCACGGTGCCGAACCAAGGCAAGGGCGCGGCGATGAAACGCATTGAGGCGGCGCGGTCGATATTCAACCGCTTTTGGTTTGACGAAGCCAAGTGCGCCAAGGGCTTGAAGGCGCTGGGTTGGTATCACGAAAAGAAGAACGAAGGCGGTTACGGCGTCGGGCCTAACCACGACTGGGCCTCGCACAGTGCGGATGCGTTCGGGCTGGCGGCAATTGATTACAACGAGCCTCGCGCGGTTCGCAAGCTAGACCTTTCCAATCTCAAGAGGGCGATTGCATGATTGACACGCCCGAACAGTTGGCCGCGATCCTGAAGCGCGAATACGACGCTGCCGATAGCTATTACGAGCAGCTTGAGGAATTGCAGCGCCTCGCGTTCGTCGCATACGAGGGCGGCCCGCTTGGCACCGAAGTCGATGGTCGCTCGCAGATCGTGCTGCCCGATGTTCAGACCGCCGTGGATTACATGGTGCAATCGGTTCTGCGCACATTCACTAGCGGCGACCGTGTGGTGGAGTTCGAGGCCGAGGACGAAGGCGACGAACAAGCCGCCGAGGATGCAACGGCTGCGGTCGATTACTACTTCATGCGCAAGCAGGATGGCTACCGCGTTCTGTATGACACGTTGAACGATGGATCATTGCGCAAGCTGGGTATCATGAAGGCGGTTGCCGAAGAGCGCGAGCGCGTGAGCCGTGAGACGTTTACCGGCCCGCTAGAAGCCCTTGGGATGCTTCCAGAGGGTATGGAGGTGGAAGATGCCACCCAGAACGAGGACGGCACAGTTACGGCCAAGCTGAGGCGCGTCTATATCGAGACCTGTTACACCGGGCAGGCTGTGCCTTTGCGTGAGTTTCGCTTTAGCCCGCGCGCCAAGCATGAGGACACGGCGGGTTACATCGCCCATGTTTGCCCGATCACACGCGGCGAGTTGGTCGAGATGGGCTTTGACCGTGCGCAGGTTTACAATCTGCCCCGCTATAACGACAGCGACCTGGAGTATTACGAAAGCGACAAGCTGGACTACTTCAACGATGAAGAGACCAGCCCCGCCGTTGAACTGGTCGAGCTGTGCGAGGAATACGCACGCATTGACGTTGACGGGGACGGGATTGCCGAGCGCGTCAAGGTGTTCCGCGTCGAGAATGAAATCCTGCGCTGGCAGGGCGAGCCGGT